GTCGGCAACGTATGTTTGACGGCAGCACAAGCCAAAATTTCAAGCGTTCGCAAGCACACGCGGAGATTGCAAGAGCTAATCGAAGAAAGCGAAGACGCACAAGAAACGATTCTAGATGCACCTTACACTGGAATAGTCGATGATTTGGTAACTCAACTTCTGAAAGTTCCCGAAATCGTAGAACGCATCGGAATGTTCAACTGGGTATTTCGCGATGTCGCCACCCGAAATTGCGGTGAACATATAGCCCCGACCCTAGCAGCTGCACTTGTCGCGTATAACTTTGGCAGAGTGTTTTTTGAAGAACGCATCCCCCTAGTGCGAAAGCAGCACAGAGAAAAGGAGATGCAGAAAATACTTTTGGATCTCATAGAAACATTATCGGGAAAGCCTTTCAAATTTTGGGATAATCCAGCAGTAAGACCAGCAGCAGAAGGCATCATCACCTTTGCCGAAAACTATAAACAATAACCCCTATATGATTACAATCAAAACAAAACTCATTGACCCCGATGCAAAGCTCCCAACGAGAGCGCACAACACAGACGCAGGCTTTGACCTCTATTGCACGCGCTCTCGCTACAATGACTTCGGCTTTTTAATCTGTCACAGCGGCATCGCCATTGAAATCCCCGAAGGTCACGTGGGTTTACTTTTTCCACGTAGCAGCATTTGCAACAAAGACCTTTCTCTCGCTAACTCAGTGGGTGTGATTGATAGCGGATACCGCGGAGAGATTACCGCGTGTTTCAGAGTACACCCTTTCGAGCACGAATCGGTCGCTTACTACGAAGAAGGCGAACGCTTTGTGCAGCTCATCATCTTACCCATTCCAGCCGTGGAATTTGTTGAGGCTGAAGAACTCAACGACAACACCGACAGAGGGACAAACGGATATGGCAGTAGTGGCAAATAACAAGAACAAAAAATAACCCCTAACATCAAATCAAACAATATGGCAACAGCAAACAACATCTGGTACAACGTCAAGACACGTTACATCGGAACAACCGAAGCCGGCATTACAAAAACCATCACCGAAGAGTATCTCACCGCAGCTCTCTCCTTCACCGAAGCAGAGAAGAAGACCAGCGAAACCGCACTAGCATACGGCAACCGCGAAGAGTTCGACATCATCGCAATGTCACGCACCAAGTTCTCCGAAATCGTTTACGGAGACGAGGAAGCCGACAAGTGGTTCAAGTGCAAAATCAACGCCATCACATTAGACGAGCGCAGCGGACGAGAGAAGAAAACCCCCATTTTCTTTTGCGTCAATGCAGACAACGCACTCGAAGCGCACCACCGCTTAGACGAGTATCTCAAGAAAACGATGATGTTCTACACCGTCGAACAAGTGGACGAAACAAAAATCATCGAAGTGATCAAGTAACCACGACACAAGGGGTGCGGACTATATCACCAATCATTCATTCGCTATAGTTCAAATTCTCAATAGTTCGCACCCCAACTTTTTCTCTCAACCATAAACCCCCGAACGATGAACAATATCTTTACCAACATACGCGCATATTTCGCACGTCTTTCTCACCAATCACAACAAGACACCGCACTACGAGTTCAACAAGCAGCCACCAAAGAGGCGGAACGTGCACTTCAAATTCGAGAGTTTCAAGGTGAACTCTACTTATCATTCAACAACCGACCCATCCTCCCCTTCAATGGACGAGACAACGAAGAGCAAAAGGAGGCGCAAAACATCGCTGTCGAAGTCCTCAGCATCGCACGCAAAACATATCGGGACTATCTCATTACGCTAGAAAAGAAAACAAGCCTATGAGAGCAAAGAAAAATAAAGTTTGAAACACCAAAAGCAGAATTCTTCAAAAGAAGAATCTATTTTACTCTACGAAAACAATAAAAGACAAGTATAAAACAATGAAGAAGTACAGAATGAAGCCCGTAGTTGTTGAGGCGGTTCGATGGAATGGAGATAATTTGATAGAGATACAAGCCTTTGTATCAAATACACCTAAAGAAGAATTGTTGAAAAGAACACTGAATGTAGGTAGTGTTGAGTTTCACAACTGGGAGGCTTACGAAATACATGTTGGACTGCATGGGCTAACAATAAATACGATTGGAGGGAAAATGAAAGCCTCTATTGGAGACTACATTATCAAGGGAGTAAATGGAGATTTCTATCCCTGCAAGCCACGCATTTTCGAGAAGACTTACGAAAAGGAAGAAAAAAAAGTAATACTCGATACTGATAACGCATTAGGAGAAACGACGATAGACTGGGAGCAGCGTAGGTACGAGATTGCGAAAGAGGCTATGGGAGCTTTTATTTCATCACCGAGCTATCAATTCTGGGAGAGCAACAAATATTACGAGTCGCAATGTTCTGGTCCAAATTATGTAGCAAAAGACGCGGTGGAGTATGCCGATGCCTTGATAGAAGAGCTTAAAAAGAAGAGTGATAGATTATGAGAGCAAAGAAAAGTTCACTCGGGCGAATAAAGCAAGTCGCCATAGGGATACACGCGAATATGTGGATGGTGTACTTTATTTCGCACGGAAAGAAGATATACTCTTATTACAAAACGGAGCAAGGAGCAAAAGAGCACCTCGAAGACCTTAGAAAAGCGCACGAAAGGGGAGACAAAGATTATATACTTCAAGTTGCGAGAGATGCGCTAAAGGAGGCAGAAAAAGCCAAGTTGCAAAGGGCAAGCAACGCGAGAAGGAAAGCCACGGCAAAAGACAAGATTCTAGCTTGCCGTAAAGAACTGAAAGAATTTACGCACACCCTCCTTCTCCCAATGGAAACACCGCGTGAAAAGTGCGATTACCTCATTCGCATCCTCAAGCAAGCCGACCAATCGCAAATCATTTGCAACGAACGTCCAATCACCATACCGCCTCATCGCATCATCTACCTAGGATTACGCATACCACGCGAAGGCGGAGCGTATGTCTACCAAACGGCACTGCGCATCCTCGGGTGGAATAGCACGTTCAAAATCACGAAAATCACAACAACAAACACCGAATAGGAAAAGAATTGACACTCATCGTCAAAAAGTCAAGTCTTTAACACTTCATTTCAAGAAATAAATAGTATCTTTGTAATAACAAGAACAAAGCACTCCTGGTGGCATTACGGCTACCTAGGGGTGCTTTTTGTATTTACCCTAAAACATACCACTATCAAACACAAAGGTTCTATATCGGAGTTCAAAGGCGAGAGGGAGCGCGAACTCTTGGCTGCTTACAAAGCGCAGCTTTCTAAACGACGCCACAAAAGACTAGACTACAGTTTTTGGGAAGCGGTAGCCCAAACACCTGCAACGAGATTTTGGGTTTCTGTCGATAGGGCTGTAGAAGTGATTCGGAAATTATTCAGAGGTGAGAATCCGAACTCAAAGAGCAAGAAAAACATAGAGATGTTCGCAGACCTTTTTCAAGTCGTATTGAAAGAGAAGGAGAAAAATCCAGACGACAAGCTCGCCCTTCTTGTGGAGAGAGCCATCCGAACCCCAGCTCCACAAATGTACATTACGCCAAACTCTGCAAAGATTATTATTAGTAAGATTCGGAAAAGAATAAGGGCTACAGAGTTGCAGCACTTACAACCTTCCTAGTAGTAACCACTTTCTTGGTTTCATTCTTGACGATGCGGGGGAGTTCCATCTCTCGTAAGGCTACCCATAACCCTATTGCACGCGTCATCAGTATGTCATCATGCTTTCCTACTATAGCTCCGAACGAGCCATTTTGTTTTTGTTCATAACACAATAGCTCATCAAGGGCACGACTATCACGCTCAGTCCATAGATGTTCGCGAACGCACGATTGTAAATGAGATATAATTGCGGGCTTTGTTGCAGTGTTGGTGTGGAATCCATATTTCACTGGTGCCCCCTCCCTAATATCTTCAGGGCTTCGCTTTCGCGCATATAGGTTGGGATAGGCATCTTTCACCAAATTCAGAATAAAGCCTGACTGGTCTCCGTCCACACTTCGCTCTCTGTCTTTTGTTTCCAGTGTGTTTGATTCTATCACTAACAACGCATCGTCATACCATTTGGCAATCTGCGCAGCTTTCCACGCCAATAAGTCATGATCTATATGTCCGCGCCATTGTGCTACAACCGATGGACGCTCGCCGTCCAACAGATTTAGCCTATCTATTACCACGACAACCGACCAGTCCGCCTTCACCCCACGTCCGCCAATATCCACCGCTACGACATACCTATTCTCTATTTTCTCTTCCAAGGAAACATCGGGCTTTGCCCAAACCCAAAGCCCACCCCCAATCTCTTCTGAGAAACGAATATTTGACAACGATTCCTCACCAGACGTGCCACCACCATATATCTCCCCCTTCCACTTCGGAGCTCGACATCCATTGCGGAAAGATTCTACTTGATAACGGTCAAACACGATGCGACCTGAGTGAACAAAGGCTTCTACGTCGTCTGACGGATATTCACTCGCCATCCCTCCGTGGTCGTTATACTTGCTCCGCTCAGAGATATACCAAGCTATCGCAGATAAGGTTGCCCCCTTCTTCCATAGCCACCATAGATATGCGCCAGATTCTTCGCGGTCGCTTGCAGATGTAGTAACATCTTTTCCTCGCAATAGACGCTCAGCAAGTTCCCTCCTTGCCTCTTCGCTTAGTTCTATCGAGTATTGTTCAATGTCAAACCAAGATACAAACACAGCGCGAAACTGACTAAGCCCAGCTTTTGCTGCTTCATATTCGATATGAAAGAAATTACCCACACCATTTGCCGTACTTTCATACACTATCATAGTCAAGGCGCGCAACAATACACCCGAACAAGCCGAACGAACAATGTCTTGCGGTTTCTTGCCAAGCGTTTCTTTCCATAATCCTACCTCAGTTAGATGAACTAAGTTGTAGTCACCACCACGCGCGCTATCTGGGCTCTCTGCAGTTCCGACCTTTATGTTGCATTGACGCTGTGGAATACGATGTATATTCCCACTCTGCCCGACCCCGACTAGTTTGCTCTCCCTCAAATTATATGCTTCGCCTAATTCGTGCAAGTATCGAGTTGGGTATGCGCTAATCATGCGTTCAAACATACTCTTCACTTCTGTCGAAGAGTTGCTATGGTGACCAACAATTAAACTATTCAAGCCTACACTATGCACCAGCTGAAGCCAAGCCATATAAAGTTGCGTTGCCGTTGAACCACCCCACTGACGAGCCTTAAGCAGTATTACGCGGATAGGAAGACCAGCCAGCCGCATCTCCTCGAACTCAGAGATCAGTTTGCGCTGCGGTAAATTCAATCTGAAGAACACATCATCACCCCCACCCTTGGCTTTAATCTTCGCAAGCAGAGCCGCCCAAAAGGGGAAATCAAACTGCATACGAATACGCACAAAAGCATCTAGTACCTTCTCGCGCTCTACTTCGTTGTTGTCTGCCTTTATGCTTTTAAGGAATGCATCTATTGAACGCGCCTTCTTTAATCTTTTGACTAAAGGAATATCGAGCATCCCAGAGGGAATATACAACAAAGGGAAAGCACAATCAGATAATTCAAACGCGCATCGTTCCCCTATCGAACCTTCACCAGTGATAGGGTTAAAAACAGAAGCGCGCAACGCCATGCGCTGCGCGTCTTCTTTCAACAACTCAACAACCTCATTGTTCATAATCCTCTATCTACGCATTGCGCCATCTAGGGTGTTTACAACATTCATATTCGCACCAGCTTGCGCCTGCTGCATCAACTCAGGAGGAAGTCCCTGTGGGACTTGCCCCTGCTCCATTTGTGTCCCCTGCTGCTTAAGGCTTTCCAGCAAGTCATCTGCAAATGGGAAATCTCCAGCTTCCAATAACTGAGCCAAGCTAATTTGTCCCGCTCTCCAGATTTCCATTAAGAAATCATTTGCTAGTTGGCGATATACAGGAGAAGACGTACTCTCTGCTATATTCAAATCAAACTCTACATCTCGAATACGCTTGGGGTCATAGACGATAGCCGTACCGCTTTTACCTACGATGTTGGTAATGCGCTTAGTGTCGTAGAACTGCTGCATATTCTTCACATCTTTAATTGCCCCCTCCTTCACAAAGGAACTAAAGCTCTCGAGCAACTCCAACAAAGACGTTGTAGAATTCTGGGTTTGCTGCGCATACAAACTCGCACTCATACCGCTGAATCCAGGCTTACCTTGCAAAGCTCCATTGACACCAGAAATATCTTCAAAGAAAGAGAAGAAAGAGATAAGGCAAGAGGCAGAGATTCACGCTCTCAAAACAGAGATCAGAACAGAGATAAGAAGTCCTTTAACAGAGATAAGGATCAAAAGGGCAACTTCAAAAACGACAGAAATAATTAACCAATGTCCTTTCC